CGCACGACACGTTCACGGCCATCTGCGAGCGCGAGCCTGACATTCTCCGTGCATACAAAAGGGGAAAGAGCAAAGCGATCGGCAAAGTCGCCCAGGGCCTCGTGCAGAAGGCTCTCGCGGGCGACACCGCGTCGGCCATTTTCTTCCTGAAGACTCAGGCGCGCTGGCGCGAGACGGAGCGTCACGAGATCACCGGCGCTGACGGAGCGCCCATCGAACTCGCACGCATCGAGCGAGTTATCGTCGACAAGGTGAATCGTGGCGACGGCGAGTAAGGCGACCAGCGGCAAGAGCGCCCGTTCCTCGCGCCAGGATGCCTCTAAAACGCTCCGCATCGAGACGCCGCGGTGGTTCATGCCTCTCCTCGCCCCTGCGCGTTATAAAGGCGCCTGGGGCGGACGAGGCTCGGGCAAGTCGCACGCCTTCGCCGAGATGCTCGTCGAGGCGCATGTGCTCGACCCGAACCGCTCGACCGTCTGCGTGCGCGAGGTGCAGAAGAGCCTCAGCCAGTCGGTCAAGCGTCTCATCGAAGCGAAGATCGAAGCGCTCGGCGTCGGCGCGTACTTCGAGGTTCAGGAAGCGGTGATCAAGAGCCGCAAAGGCGACGGACGCATCATCTTCCAGGGCATGCAGAATCACACGGCGGACTCGATCAAGTCGCTCGAGGGCTACGACTGCGCGTGGGTCGAGGAGGCTCAGTCGCTTTCGCAGCGCTCGCTCGACCTCCTGCGCCCGACGATCCGCAAGCCGGGTTCCGAGCTTTGGTTCACGTGGAACCCATCGCAGGCGACCGACCCCGTGGACGCGCTCCTTCGCGGCGAGCGCTTGCCGCCTGATGCCGTCGTCGTCGGCGTGAACTACGAGGCCAACCCCTGGTTCCCCGAGGTGCTCCGCGCGGAGCTCGAGTACGACAAGCGCCGCGACCCCGACAAGTTCCGCCACGTGTGGCAGGGCGAGTACCTGCGCAACTCGGAGCGTCGCGTCTTCAAGAACTGGCGCGTCGAGGAGTTTGAAGCGCCTCGCGATGCGGTCATCCGCTTCGGCGCCGACTGGGGATTCGCCGTCGACCCGACGGTGCTCGTCCGGTGCTACGTCGAGGGGCGCACGCTCTACGTCGACCATGAGGCGTACGGCGTCGGCGTCGAAATCGTCGACACGCCCGCGCTGTTCCTCACGGTGCCCGGGTCGGAGACGTGGCCCATCGTCGCCGACTCGGCGCGCCCCGAGACCATCGCGCACATGCGGCGGCACGGCTTCCCCAAGATCATGCCCGCGGTGAAGGGGCCGCGCAGCTTGGAAGAGGGCGTCGAGTGGCTCAAGAGCCACGACATCGTGGTTCACCCGCGCTGCGTGCACCTCATCGACGAGCTCACGCTCTACTCGTACAAGGCCGACCCGCTGACGGGCGCGGTCCTTCCGGTGCTCGACGACCGCGACAACCACGTCATCGACGCCCTGCGCTACGCCTGCGAAGGCGCGCGCCGCACTCAAGCGGCGAAGCCAGCGCGCGCCAACGTGCAAGCGGCGAAGTCGGCGCACGCATGGGGGCGGCGCTAGCGTTTTTCGCTTGACGCTGATACGGTCCCCGCATGGCGAAGACGAAAGAGCAGCGGTTCGCGGAGCTTCATGAAGAAGCGATGCAGCAGTTCGGCGACGTGCAGTACGCGCTCCAGGCCGAACGCCTTCAGTGCCTCGACGACCGGCGCTTCTACTCGATCGCGGGCGCGCAGTGGGAGGGACCGCTCTTCGCGCAGTTCGAGAACAAGCCGCGACTCGAAGTGAACAAGGTTCACGGCGCAGTCATGCGCGTCATCAACGAGTACCGCCAGAACCGCATCACGGTCGACTTCGTGCCCCGCGACGGCTCGAAGAACGACGCACTCGCCGACACTTGCGACGGGCTCTACCGCGCCGACGAGCAGGATTCGGTCGCGGATGAAGCGTACGACAACGCCTTCGAAGAGGCCGTCGCTGGCGGCTTCGGCGCGTACCGTCTCCGCGCTGCGTACGAAGACGAGTACGACGACGAGAGCGACCGCCAGCGCATCCGCATCGAGCCAATCTTCGACGCGGACTCGTCGGTCTTCTTCGACCTCGACGCGAAGCGCTACGACAAGGCCGACGCGAAATACTGCTTCGTGCTCTACTCGATGACGCCGGAGGCGTTCCGCGCGAAGTACGACCAAGAGCCGCAGACGTGGACGAAGCAGATCACGCGCGTGCAGTTCGACTGGTGCACGCCGCAGGTCGTCTACGTCGCCGAGTGGTATCGCGTCGAGGAGCGCGCCGAACTCGTGCGCTCCTTCCGCGACCTCGCGGGCAACGTCGAGCGCTACACGCAGGCTGACTTCGACGAAGACCCGAACCTCGAGCGCATGCTTTCGAGCACGGGCGCCGTCGAGGTCGGTCAGAAGCGCGTGAAGCGTCGCCGCGTGCGCAAGTACGTCGTTTCAGGCAACGGCATCCTCGAGGACCAGGGTTACATCGCGGGCAACCAGATCCCGATCGTGCCCGTGTACGGCAAGCGCTGGTTCGTCGACAACATCGAGCGATGTATGGGCGTCGTGCGTCTTTCGAAGGACGCGCAGCGCATCGCGAACATGCAGCGCAGCCGGCTCGCGGAGATTGCTGCGCTCTCGCCCATCGAGAAGCCGATTCTCTTGCCTGAGCAGATCGACGGTTACGAACAGCTTTGGGCGAGCGACAACCTCACGAACAACGCCTACCTCGTTCTCAACCCGATCACGCAGGCAGACGGGTCGACGCAGCCCGCCGGCCCCGTCGGCTACACGAAGCCGCCGCAGGTCGCGCCCGCGATGGCGGCGCTGATTCAGCTCTCCGACACCGACATGCGCGACGTACTCGGGAACCCCGAGGGCGCCGACAAGCTCGTGTCGAACACGTCCGCGCAAGCGGTCGACATGGTGAGCCAGCGCGTCGACCTTCAGTCATTCATCTACATGAGCAACTTCGCGAAGAGCGTGAAGCGCGGCGGCGAGATTTGGCTCGCGATGGCGCGCGAGGTGTACGTCGAAGAGGGCCGCAGGATGAAGGCCATCGGCGAGACGGGCGAAGTGTCGAGCGTCGAGATCATGAAGCCGACCATCGGTGAGACTGGCGCCTTCGAGCTTTCGAACGACCTCTCACGCGCAGCCTTCGACGTGGCCGTGAACGTCGGCCCCGCAACCTCCTCGAAGCGTCAGGCGATGCGCCGCGAGCTCCTCGCGCTTGCCGCCGTCTCGCAAGACCCCGCGACACGCGGCATCATCGAGCAGCAGCTCATGATGAACATCGACGGCGAGGGCATGGCCGACATCCGCGATTTCTTCCGCAAGAAGCTCGTTCAGGGCGGCGTGCTGAAGCCGACCGACGAGGAGGCGCGCGAGATGGCAGCCGCGATGCAGAACGCGCAGCCGGACCCGCAGGCGCTCTACCTGCGAGCCGCCGCCCAAGAGGCGCAGGCGCGCGCGATGAAGGCGCAAGCCGACACGCAACTCGCCATCGCCAAGAGCGAGGAAACGAAGGCAAAGACCGTCGAGACTCTTGCAAGTGTCAACATTTCCGCACAGAGTCAGGCTATCAAAACGGCGGAAGCGATTGCGCGAGCCACTACCGCGCAGCCGCAGCCGCAGGCATCCGGTCAGCCAATGACCGAGTGAGCACGAAGCATGGACAACGAAACGACGGAGACGCCGCAGGTCGAAGAGACGCCGATTCAACACGAGACGCCGCCAGCCGAGATCCAAGCCGGCGCGGAGGTCGAAGACGAAGACGCCATCGACGACGAGGTGATCGTTTCCATCGGGGAGCCGCCCGCAGAGCAGAAGGACGAAGTCGAGGAGAAAGATCCGAAGCTCGTCAACAAGCTCCGCAAGCTCCTGCGAGAAGAGCAGCGCCGGAACCGTGAATACGAGGCGAGGCTGAAGACAACGCAAGCGCCGGTCGAGAATCAGCCGCCGACGCTTGGACCGAAGCCGAAGCTCGAGGACCACGACTACGACGCCGAGAAGTACGAGACGGCGCTTTCGACTTGGTACGAACGCAAGCGAGCCGCAGACGAACACGCGGCGAAGCTGAAGGAGTCCGAGGAGAAGCAACGGAAAGACTGGCAGTCACGCCTCGACGCCTACGGGAAAGCGAAAGCCTCCCTCCGCGTGCGCGACTACGACGAGGCAGAGGCCAATGTCGTCCAATCGCTCGACGTTACGCAGCAGGGCATCATCGTGAAGGGTTCGAAAGACCCGGCCCTTCTCACCTACGCCATCGGAAAGGACCAAGCGAAGCTCAAGGAACTCGCCGCGATCAAAGACCCGATCGAGTTCGCCTTCGCCGTCGCCAAGCTCGAAACGCAACTGAAGACCATGCCGAAGAAGCCACCCGCACCGGAGCAGCCCGTCAAGGGTGCAGCGCCGGGTTCCGACCACGTTTCGCGCACGCTCGATCGACTTCGTGAAGGCGTCGCAAACGGTTCCGTCCCGATGAGCAAGCTCATCGAATTCAAGAAGCAAAACAACGTCCGCGGTTAACGCGGAGGAGATTTTCACATGCCCAGCAATGCATTTTCCAAGGAAGAGATCGTCGCATACGAGCAGCTCCTCGAAGGCTTCGACGACGCGCTCGTGCTCTCGAACCTCTGCGACAAGTACGTCACCGACCAGGTGACGATGGAGCGCACGAACGACGTCATCTGGCGCCCGATGCCGTACATCATGCAGACCTTCGC